TACTTGCAAGATTACATCAACACTCAATGCCTGAAGTAGCTGGCTATAGCGCGAGGATTTTTGAAAGCGCAGCTTCAGCCTCACTGAGAGACAGTCCACCGTTTATATTGGCCGGGAAAACTTTCCCACTTCCTGATAGCACCCATACGCCCCGGTGAGAATGATGGCGCGACAACTCCTGGCCTTCAACGACCCCAACGTCTCTGTCTACAACGCAAATGCTGTAGCCGTTGATGCTTTGAATAATCAAAGCCCACTGCGGTCGAGAGGTGATGGCTACTCGTCTGATGACAATCGCGGTTTCCATGCTGCTTTCATAGTTGGTATGGGGCTGAAAATAATAGCGAAAATCCTAAATCCGATACATAGGAAAAAGAGCATTTATGGCTGACATCTACGAAATCATCATCACCACTCAGGACGGCGAAGAGTACGCCGGTAAGATGACGCGCCGTCAGCCTGAGCTGGTAAACGGCTTTGTTGCTCTGGCGCAGGAGAGTGGGGAGTGGCTTTACTTCGCTCCGGCCGACGTTAAGCGCTTCCGGTTCAAGCCTGTAGTCGAAGAGGCTGAGCAGGCCGCACCAGAAGAAAGCACTACAGAAGAAAAAACGGAGTAACCAATGAGCAAACCAGATTGGGAGGCCATTGAATCGGCTTACCGGGCTGGTTCATTGTCAGTAAGGGCCATCGGTGAAAAGCACGGCGTTAACCACGCCACCATACTGAAGAGAGCCAACAAAGAGGGATGGCAGCGCGACCTGACTGAAAAGGTCAGGACTGCAACGAAGGCCAAGGTAACCAAATCGGTAACCAAAGACGGTAACCAGGCACCAGTGGTTACTGACGATGAGATAATCGACCAGGCATCTGATGAAGCTGCTGCGGTAATCATGGCTCACCGTGAAGGTCTGGCGGCATGGCGCGGCATCACCAATAAGCTTCGCGACTTCCTCGAGGACGCAGAAATCACGGAAGACAATCATGCGTCAATGTCTCGCTCGATAACAGCCGGTGTCGATGCTCAAATCAAAGTCATAAACGCGGAGCGCAGGGCGTATAACCTCGACACCGAGGAAGGCAATAAGACGGTTGATGACCTGTCTAACCTGATGGATTCCTTGTCTCAGGGGGCGTAATGAAACCTGAGCACATCAAGCTGCTGAGAGATAAAGACTGGCGGCTGAATAACCTTTACTGGATCACCGACAAAGAAGGCAAGCCTACCCGCTTCAGGATGACGCCTGAGCAGCGCGAATACTTCGAAGGCATCCACACCCGCAACATCATCCTGAAAGCCCGCCAGCTCGGATTCACTACCGAGGTCTGCATTATCCAGCTCGACGCCGCGCTATTTGAGTCGGCGAAATGCGCGCTGATCGCCCATACGCTGAACGACGCAAAGCGACTGTTTCGCGAAAAGGTGAAGTACGCATACGACAAGCTTCCGGCAGAAATTAAGGCGGCCAACCCGGCCAGCAATGACTCCTCCGGTGAACTCGTATTCAAGAAGGGCGGATCGCTTTACGTCAGCACGTCTTTCCGTGGCGGCACACTGCGCTACCTGCACGTTTCCGAGTTCGGGAAGATATGCGCCAAGTTTCCGCATAAAGCCCGCGAGATTGTTACTGGTGCGTTTGAATCCGTATCAACCGGCTGCTTTGCGACTATAGAGAGTACGGCAGAGGGGCGAGCGGGTTACTTCTTCGATTACTGCCAGACAGCCGAGAAGGCCTTGCTTCAGGGTAAGCAGTTATCAGCTCTGGACTGGAAGTTCTTTTTCTTCTCCTGGTGGAAGAATCCGCAGTATGCAATCGACCCGGTTGAACCGCTGCCAGCGCGCCTGGTTGAATACTTCGCTGAGATGGAGGCGAAGCACGGCGTTGTACTGAATGAGCGCCAGAAGGCCTGGTACCACGCCAAAGAGAAAACTCTCGGCGACGACATGAAGCGCGAATACCCGACCATACCGGCGGAGGCGTTCCAGCAGTCTGTTGAGGGAGCGTACTACGCCAAACAGTTCCGCTGGCTTTACACCAATAAGCGGATCGGTCAAATCCCGGACAACTCGCACCTACCAGTTCACACGTTCTGGGATATCGGCGTGGGCGACTCCACGGCGATCTGGTTCGTTCGTGAGGTAGGCGAAGAGTTCCACATCATCGACTACTACGAAAACTCCGGTGAAGGACTGAGGCACTACATGAAGGTGCTGAAAGACCGCGGCTATGAGTACGGTGAGCACTGGGGGCCGCACGACATTGAGAACCGCGAGTTCGGCGCAGACGCGAAGTCACGCAAAGAGCTGGCGCAAGAGGGCTACGAGATTGACGGCCAGATGTACTCCATGACTTTCAATGTTGTGCCGAAGGCAGGCGTCGACACCGGCATCGAGTCGGTGCGTGAGATTCTCCCGTCATGCGTTTTCGATGAAGAGAAGTGCGCCGAAGGCATCTCTCACCTCGAAGGTTATCGCAAGGAGTGGGACGACAAGCGCGGCTGCTGGAAAGATAAACCTCTTCACGATTTCACCTCTCACGGCGCTGACGGCTTCCGTTACTTTGCTGTAGCGAAGAACAACCGCAAGCAGGTCGGCGCAGTATTCTTCTAAGGAGCTCATCAGTGAGTGAACAACAAGGCGAGGTTTCATTCCTCGTGAACGCCCTTGCTGATGCTATCGGTCGGCAGCGCATGCTGTACGCAGGCCAGCCGGGGAATACAAAACGCACGAAGCTGTGGGATGAGTTTGGCTACCCGGACAGCCTTGAGTTCGATCGCTACTATCGCGCCTATGAGCGTAACGCTGTGGCTTATGCTGCAGTGCACAAGTTGCTCGAATCCTGCTGGATGGATAACCCGACAATCATCGACGGCGAGGAAGCCAAAGAGGCGACCAAAACAACCGACTGGGAAAAAACAGTCACGAAATTGATGAAGAAACACTGGCCGAAAATCAAGGATGCGGATCGCCGTAACCTTGTTGGCCGTTATTCGGCTTTGCTCATTCAGTTTCGTGATGGCAGAGAGTGGAATCAGCCTGTGGATCGGGCTGTTGTTGGCAGGCTGAAAGACAAAGCCATCGTTAAGCTCATACCCGCCTGGGAGTCTCAGGTCAAGCCGGGCAACTTCGACACCGACACGCTTTCAGAAACCTACGGACAGCCTGTTTCGTACAACTTCAACGAGCAGCCGGTTGGCGATGACGGCACCTACGGGCCGGTGCGCGGCGTTACCGTTCATCCGGAACGCATCATCATCCTGTGTGAGGGGGCCGAGGATGACAACATTCTGTCCGGTGTACCTTTCCTGCGCGCGGGTTATAACAAACTACTCGACCTTGAGAAGGTTTCCGGCGGCAGCGCCGAGGGCTTTCTGAAGAACGCGAGTCGCCAGCTTGGTATTGCGTTTGATAAAGAGACCAACATGGCAGCGCTTAAACAGGCAGCCACAGACGCTGGTTTCAAAGATTTGGGCGATGCGCTAAACGACAAAGTCTCCAGGATGAATCGCGGTACCGACGCGGCGCTCGTAATGCAGGCCGGAACGCCATCCGTTCTCTCTGTTGCCCCGGCTGACCCCAAACCAACCTGGGAGGTCACTGCCAACGAGTTCGCCGCATCTATCCAGTGCCCGTTCACCATTCAGTTCGGCCAGCAGACGGGACGTCTCGCCTCTGATGAGGACAAAACGGACTGGGCAAAGCGATGCAACGGACGCCGCTGGGGATTTCAGACATCAGTGGTTGAAAGAGTCCTTGAGCGCTTCTGGACAGTAGGTGTTATCGATCCGCCATCATCCGGAGAGGTAACTCTGGCATGGTCTGATCTGCTCGCACCTAGCGAGAAAGAGAAGATTGCCAATATGCAGGCCATGGCGACCGTAGCGCGAGATACTCAGCAGGCATTCGGTACGCCAGCTGTCGAACCTAGTGAGGTGCGCGCTGTTGGCGAGCTTGAGCCGCTGCCTGATGTTGAAACGCCAGACCCAAATGCAAAGGTGACTACCGTTGATCCTCTCAACCCAGCAGAAGAGAATAGGGACGCCGATCGTACCGCGCAACAAGTCTGACCCGACGCAATCCGCCCGGCAGGTTAGCCGGATGTTCAGGGATATCGAAGATCGGTATCTCACGATCAAGCGCCAGCTTAAAGAGGTATTCGATCAGCGACTTACTGGTCGGCAGCGTGAGAACAATGGCGAAAAGTCATGGATGGTATGCAACAACGATGTCGCTGAGCCTTCTCTTTACCAGGTGAATGCCGGCACGTACATCTATGACATGTCGGCGGCGCAACTCGCTGACCTTTTCCAGATAGTGCAGGCTATACTTGATGGCTCTCTGCTTGATGGCGGGAGCCAGAACCTTTGGGCGCTTGGTTATGTCGCCGCAGAGTATGAGCGCGGCACGCTTAACGCATTCACCAACCTGTCCGTGCAGTCCCCGGCGTACGCCAGCCAGACAACACTGCCTCAACTGCTGTCGAGCCCGGCCTATCAGAACCAGATAGCAGCTGCTTACGTCTCTACTTACAGCGACTGGAAAGGTATCAGCGACACCGCTCGCGCCGACCTCGCTAACGTAATAGCCGATTCGATAGGCCGTGGCGTTAACCCAAGAGAGACCGCTCAGATCGTCAGCAAGCGCCTCGATTTAAGCATGGCAAAGGCGAAGAACATTGCTCAGACCGAGCAAGTCGGAGCATTGCGTGAGGCTCAATGGAATGAGACCGAGTGGACGCAGGAGCGCCTGGGGCTCAAAACAGCGATATTATGGATTTCCGCTCTCAAGCCCACAACAAGAGCAACGCACGCGGCACGGCACGGAAAAACCTTCTCGCCACAGGAGGTGAGGGATTTCTATGCCAGAGACGGCAACAGGTATCACTGCTACTGCGGAAACATACCGTGCCTGCTGAATGACGAAGGCAGCATCTATAACGAAGGTCTGGCGGATAAGCTGGCGAAAGAGCGCAAGCAGTGGCAATCTCATTAACACATCAAAAAAAATGAGGTTAATGATATGAAGCTAATCAAGAGTCAGGTAGAAGGCGGGCGCAGTCAGTTTACGGCTACGTTCAAGTCAGATCGCGGGAATGAGGTTCACTCCTACGGAGTAATCACAGAAGATGAAAGTGAGGCCCGCGAGAAAATTATGAAATGGGCTGAATTCCACGGATATAAAGATGAAGACTTCATCTAAATAAAATCAACCCGCTCCGGCGGGTTTTTTATTGTCTGAAATACACAAATGAGGACGCTATGTGGCAATTGTCCTATGACCTTAATTTCCCGATCCGAGGTTGGATTTATTCAATGCCTTTAGAAATTCGTCGGGACAATGGAAGTGTTGAGAATGTGCGCTTATGGCACTTCTTCCCTGCCAAACCAACAAAGAAGCAACTCCGCCAGGCGCGAAAAAACAAACTTCACTAACGAGGACCCAGCATGAAACGCAACCGCGTTAACGTGCTGACCGTCGTCAACTCCGCTTCAAACATCACCACTCAAACCATCGACGGCAAGCCACATATCGTGGTTCGCGGCATCACGCCTGTCGTGGACGATATTGTGATGAACCGGAAGTTGTACCCGGCAGCCGAAATCGAAAAGGCCTACAACACGCTTGAGCGTAACCCGATGCCGCTGGGCCACCCGAAAGTGGACGGCAAGCATGTTTCGGCGCGCGATGTCCGGGCGGTAAACAACTACCACGTCGGTGCCTGGCTGCAGAACGTCAGCCATAAAGACGGCAAGGTCAGCGGCGATATGTACGTCGACCGCCAGTACGCTGAATCCAGCGATAAGGGAAAGCGTCTGATCAACCGCCTGGATGAGATGGTCGCTGGCAGCAACTACGAGCCTATCCACATCTCTACCGGGCTGCTCTATTCGGGCATCGCCGCTAACGGTGAATCGAAGGGCAAGAAGTATACCGAGATCGCCACCAACATGATGTTTGACCATGTCGCGGTGCTGCTGGACGAGCCCGGCGCTGGCACACCAGAAGAGGGTGTTGGCATCTTCGTTAATGCCGAGGGTGACGAGCAGGAGATCGAGGTTGCTAACCTTTCTGACGCGGCTGACTGCACGCGGGAAGGGCTGCTGAACAAGACGAAGTTCTTCTTCACCAACGCCTCTAATTTCTCCTTCGACGATATCCAGCGAGCCATCAGCGACAAGCTTCGAGAGGGCCGTGCAAAAGATTCCTTCCTCTGGCCTGAGTCAGTGTGGCCGGACACCTTCATTTATCGCGATGAAGCGAAATATTTCAAACAGAAGTACCTCATCGATGAGGGCGGCAAGGCCGTGTTCGTCGGCGAACCTGTAGAAGTCGTGCGCAAACCCACTGAGTACGAAATTAAAACCAACGGAGAGAACGATCCGATGAAAGATCTGATTATCAATGCGCTGAAAGCCGCTGGTAAGCCGACCGAAGGCAAGTCCGATGCTGAGCTGATGGACGCTTACAACCAGATGGCCGCCGAAAAGGCAGCGAAAACCGAAACGCCTGAAGAGAAGGCCGCCCGCGAAAAGAAAGAAGCGGATGAGAAAAAGGCGAAAGAGCAAACCACCAACAGCGAGCAGGCACCAGCCTGGTTCGCACCGTTTGCCGACAAGCTTAACGCCATCGAAAGCGGTCTTGCTGTGAACGCCGACAAAGAGAAAGGCGAAAAGCGCGCTGCGGTGAAAGCTAAGTTCCAGCTCGACGATCTGGCAGTCAACGCGCTTGATGGTGCCGCGCTCGATGGCCTGTATGCGCAGTGCCACACCTCCACCGGCCTGAATGGTGCATTCCGCCAGGCTAATAACACTCAATCTGTCAGCGAAATGCCGGAGTAAATAATGGCTAAAGATGGAAAGCATGTGATCCACGCGGGCGGCGTATTCCCTAATCCGCTGCTCAACCGTGAAGGCGGCGCTGCCGCGTCAACTCTGCCAGGCACTGTGGGCTTCTTCAGCACCGCGGACAAGTTCACCGCGTCAGTAGCCGGTGCTGAAAGCGCTATCAAGTACGTGGCTAACAAAGACTACCTGCGCTGCCTTGGCGTTGATGATGCTATCGCTGCTAATGAGTTGGTGATCGGCATTCACCCGCTGCCGGGTATGTTCCTCAACGTGCGTGCGGCGGCAGGCACCTACACCAAAGGCCAGCCGGTTGCTGTCGCTAACGGTCGCGTTACCGCTGTCACTGCGGATGCCGCGGTTTTCGCTTATATCGAAGAAGATAAAGCAGTCACTGCGGTGGCCGGCGATCTGATTCGCGTTGTGTTCAAGTAAGGAGCACTGAATGTTTGTTTATTCCAAGAAGATTGGTCAGGAGACAGGCAACCTGGAGATCAACCAGGAGCAGTTTCAATCTCTGACCGCCGAGCGTAACGCCAGTGCTCAGGCCGCCGCTGACTTTCTGGCCCGCGCCAGTTTCCGAGGCATCGCAGAGAACGCGCCGCGCATTGATGCAGTGAACGCAGTTGATGATATTCGCCGCCTCTACCGCGCATTCGATACTACTGTCCTGCAGCAGTTTGAGCCGAATACCGAATTCACCCTGCTTAACGACCTGATGCCGCTGTCACGCTCTGTTCGCCTGGAGCAGTCCCGTTACGATTACGCTCGTACCGGCGGTCGCGGCTGGGCTCACACATCCATGTCTGGTCAGGTCGGCGCGGCGCTTGATGCCCGCAGCTACACCTTCGACGGTACCATGGTTCCGATCCATGATTCGGGATTCAAGTTCGAATGGCGCGACCCGATCTTCAACAGCCCCTCCGCTCTTCAGTCTCAGGCTGATGCGCAGCGCGGATCGGTTGAAGACGTGCAGCGCCGCTACGTCGACTACATCTTCAACGGCTTCCGCGATAAAGCGGGTAACTTTGCTGTTTTCGATGGACTGACCTGGAAAGGCCTGAAAGATGATGAGCGTGTGGCGCAGATTGACCTGGGCGCTTCCGGTCTGAACATCGACTTCACGTCGACGAATGCAACCTCTCAGCAGATGCGCGCTGGTGCTATCGCGCTGCGTGACCAGATGCGCCGCATCAACAGCCAGTATGCAGAGCAGACCTGGTATGTGTCCGGCGAAATCATCTCCAACTGGGAGCGTTTCTTCTCCGATAACTACCAGTCCGGCACCGTGATGGATGAAATCCTGAAGCTGACCGGCGTGGCGGCGATCAAAGAAGACAGCCAGTTGTCTGGTAACGAAATCGTCATTGTGCCGCTTGGCGCAGGCGTTATCGCTCCGATCGTCGGCCAGGCTATCGGCACCGTCGCATCTCCTCGCCCGGAATACAACAGCGATTACATCTGGCGCACCTGGGGCGCAATGGGGTTGATGGTCAAGCAGGACATCAACAACAAATATTCCGTCATTCACGCATCGAGCTAAGGATAAATCATGGCACTGGTAGAAATCGTGGCAACCAACCTGCACGCCGGTGCCGACCTCCGCAAACTGGAGGTTGGCTCGGTGGTAGATGTAGACGACGCAACGGCTGAGCGCTGGTTAAAGACCGGCAAGGCGAAGAAGACTGACCAAAAGAAAGGCGAAAAGCTTTCCTTCGAAGTAGCCACGCCATCCGCGCAGACCGCTGATCTGTCTGGACTGCAAAATCAACACGCCGACGCGCTGGCGCAGATCGACAAGCTGACCGCTGATGCAGAAGCTAAAGACAAAGCGCACGCCGACGCGCTGGCAGCAGAAAAGAAACGCGCTGATGATGCAGAAGCCGCGCTGGAAGAACTGAAGAAGAAGGTGAAATAACAATGGCGACCCCGGTTACGGCTGACGATGTGAAAGGCTTCCTCTCCGAATTGGGGTTTGCCATACCTGACGCTTTGCTTAATCCAATCCTCTGCGTGGTGAACAAAATAATCCCTTGCCTTGAAGGTGCGGGCTATGACGAGTGCACAGCGCAGCTCATTCTTATCTACGCTGCGGCGCTGATGGCTACTTCATCCGGCGCGCGGCGTATCAAATCGCAGTCAGCGCCATCTGGTGCGTCACGCTCATTTGAGTATGGCGACGACGGTGTGACATGGCTGCGTGACACGCTATCCCGCCTCGATACCAGCTGCTGCACCGGCGAGTTGCCGATCAGTGCCGGTAATAGTGTCGGGTTTTTCGATGTTGTCGGGGGGTGCTGATGGCCTGGGTACCTGTTGAGGTAAAACTGCCGGCGACATTCACGCGCGTATGGGTGAAGACCGACACCGGGCGGGAGACCACAGGCCACGTCAAATCTGACGGTCAGTGGTTCATCAACTGCGCGAGCATACGGGCGACGGGCGCCAAGGTGCTCAGCTGGAAGGAGGGTTGATGTCATCTTTAGCTAGCTGGTCATACACATCACAGGCAACCATATGGAAGCGAACAGGGGAAACCAATGATTATGGCGACCCGATGTTCGAAACTCCTCTGGTAATTAACTGTGATTATCAGGGCGGAATTTCAAAGCGAATAGGAGATATCGGTAGCGAGAAGGTCGTGAAGAACACGATATGGACCGAGTATGCGCTGGCAGAGGCAGGTGATTACGTCCTGATTGGCATTTCTGCCGAGCTTAATCCTATTGCTGCAGGTGCCGATGAGATTATGCAGGCCATTCGCTACGCGGATACGTTCGAGCGCACCGCCGATGATTACGCGATTTTGACGGGGGCATAATTTTGGGCGTGAAAGTAAAAGGCCTCAAACAGGTAACGCGTAACGTTAACCGTGCCATCAATAACATTCAGGAACGTCGCGTGGTCCGGGCTTTAACCAGCGCCATGATTGTCGGCGCGTCTCAGGCGGCAATCTACACGCCAATCGACACGTCATACCTCCTTAATAGCCAGTTCCGGGAGATTTTGGTAAATGGAGCCCGCTTCACTGGCCGTGTCGGTTACTCAGCCTCATATGCAGCCTATGTGCATGACCATGCCAACCCGCAGCGCTTCCGCCGCGCTACAGCTGAAAAAGAGTTTCTTACAAAGGGCTTTGAAGATAGCCGCGACGCGATTGATCGTGTTGTAGCGAGGGAGATGTCGCTATGAATCCCCCAATGCATACGCGCGTGCGAAATAACTTCGTTGATGCCGGGTTAACCACTGGCTTTATCACGCAATTGCTGATGTGGAATGACACCGGCAAGTTAACCGACGCATTCATGGTTTTCAGGCCTGGCGGCGGCACTTCAATTGATGACGTGATCAGCTCTGAATATTACGTGATGGTTGATGTTGTTGGCGCAAAGGGGGCTAACGGTCTCGTCGATTCAACTGTGCAGGCGATTATTGAGCACGTTAAATCAAATCCAACCGCCAGCAAGTGTCTTGGACAGATTACCAATGTTGGTGGAATCCCACCACCAATCCCCACCACGGAAGGCCGACTGGTTTTCCGCCTGATGTTTTCCTGCCTGTATGGCGAATGAAAACTGCAAAAAATCACAACGGTCGCTCAGGCGGCCTTTTTTATGAAATGAGGAAATAAATATGGAAGGTTGTGCAAGCAGCTTTGACCGCCTGATTGGCCGCGCCAAAACGCTGGAACTGGCTTATGGCTGCCCGGATGTTCGCCCGGAAGAATCGGAGTGGAAACTGTTGGGGCTTCCAACGTCTGCGACGTGGGACTTAAGCCCGGAATCATTAACATCGGACGCCGATGATGGTGGTTTCACGTCGACAATGATCGCCAGCCTCGATCCGACCTATTCGATTGATGGTGAGGTTCGCGTCAAAGACCGTACTGATGAATTTGGCATTCAGCAGTTCACCAAATACGTTGTTGATGAAGTGCGTGCGCGCAGACAACCAACTGTGTGGATGCGATTCCATTGGGGCGATTCATATCACATTGGCTACATGGTGGCATCCGGCCTTAGTGACGGCGGCGGTGTGAAAGAGATCGTGACGTACAGCCTCGAACTGAAGCTTAACGAAGGCACCACCTTCGAGATTGAGCCTGATGGCAGCGATGTCCCTGCAACCGGCGTCACTGTAACACCTACCAGCGCTAGCGTTGCCGCAGGTGCCTCAACGACTTTCACAGTTAACGTTGCACCAGCTGATGCATCGGTCAAAACGTTCACAGTGGCATCATCAGTGCCTGCGCGCGCGACCGCAACTATTAATGGCAACACAGTGACGGTCAGCGCCCCATCTGGCGCTACAGCGGGTAACGCGAACATCACAGTAACAACCACCGATGGCTCATTTACTGCGACGTTCGTTGTAACAGTGACCGCGTAGTCATCATTACCGGGGCTTCCACGGAAGCCCGCATAATGCTGACTTGAGAGAACAATCATGATACCGATGAAAGAAATTGGCGAATGCCTGATTTCAACGCACGAAGCTGATTACATGTTCCGTCCGTCGCTCGCCAACATGATGCGCATCGGTGAACCGCAAGAAATCGTGCAGGCGTTCGCCGACCTACACAGCGATGAAGTAACGCCGCTCATTGAGCGTGCAGCGGATGCTTACGGATACATTCCCTCCTGGCTTGTTGAGCATATCCGAACAAGCACTTACGGCAAGCGTGCGCTGTTGGCAGCTCTTTCAGTAATGGAGGCGTGCAGCAGTGATGATTTATCACCACTGATTGGCGAGTTTCGCCCTGCCAAAACAAAGGGAAGGCCGTTCAAGCGCCGCGCTGGAGCCATGGGGGATTTTGAAATCTTGTTGATCGCCCAATCGCTGATTACACATGGCATCATAGGAAAAGCTAAAGTACGGCAGCTCCAGAGGCACGAAAGCAGCCAGGGCACATCAGAGTTTTCAGCGTTCGAATATATCAGTGCCGCAAGGAATCATTTTGGCATGAGCCGTGAAGAGGCTCAGAACCTAACTATGACAGAGTTTCAGCTGATGCTGGCTGCAAAATATCCTCCCCAAAACGGTTACACAAAGGAAGAGTACGACCAGGCTGCTGATGATTATTTTTCTCTTCGTGAGAAACGACGAGCCAAATCGGCCTGACAAAATCATTGAAATAAAAAACCTCGCTCTTGCGGGTTTTTTTTACGCCTGGAGAATAGTGGATGGCTGGATCAGTTAACGCCGGAAGCATCGTTTATGAAGTCGATATGGACACCGCTCGGCTGCTGGCTGCGCGCAGGGAAGTAGACGCTGCGCTTAGTGGAATGAACGGGACGGTTGGCAGGCTTGATGCCACTGTGACTCGCGCTGAGCGTTCTGTCGCCTCTATGCAGAACACGATGTCGAGCCTTAGCGCCGTCGCGCGCGGGGTTATCGCTGCCATTTCTGTTCAGCAGGTCGCTGCATATGGCAATGAGTGGGTAACGGTCAACAATAAACTGGCAAACTCCGTTCGCGCCAGTGAATCGCTGGCAGATGTTACTCAGCGAGTATTCGACATCGCGCAGAATACTATGAGTAGCCTCACAGCTACCGCCACCCTTTATGGTCGCCTTGAGCGTGCAACCCGCAGCGCCGGAACCAGCACTCAAGACCTGGTAACGCTCACCTCGACCATCAACAAAGGTCTGGCCGTATCCGGTGCGACGACTGAAGAAGCCAGCTCTACCATGACGCAGCTTTCTCAGGCTCTTGCGTCGGGCGTTCTGCGCGGCGAAGAATTCAATTCCATTTCAGAGAACGGCAGCCGCCTTGCTGTGGCGCTTGCTGATTCGCTTGGAGTGACCATTGGTAAGTTAAGATCAATGGCGGCAGAGGGTAAATTGACGACTGAAGTGGTAGTCAATGGTCTCCTTAAGCAAAGCGATGCTATTGCTAAAGAGTTCGCCAATACTGCAACAACCATGGGTCAGGCGTTTACGATCGCCACAAACAACATCACTAAGTTCGTCGGTGAAAGCTCGACGGTTTCTACCGGCATCAAAGCATTCAACTCCAATGTCATAAGCCTTTCCCAGAACCTAGATACGGTCAGCACAGTGCTTGTGGCATTGGCCGCCGTGATGGGCAGCAGACTGGCTGGTGCGCTTGCAATGTCAGCTGCAGCTAAGGTCAAAGACACCGCAGCGACGATCGCATCTGCAAAAGCATCGGAAGTAGCCGCTAAAGATGCGGAGATTGAAGCGGCTGCAAAACTTCGCCTGGCAAATGTTGAGAAAGCAGCAACCATCGAGACGCTGAAGTTAGCAGAAGGTCGACTGGCAACAATGCGCAGCACGCAGGCCTCTGTTGCGGCTGAGGTGCAGTTAGCGGAGGCAGAGGCTGCTTCAATCAGAACCACCATAGCTCAGATTGAGTCGGAAAAGGCGCTTGAGGCACAGCGACTGCGTGCTCAGATTACTGATCAGGGACGAGTTGCCACGGCTACACGCATGGCTCAATTACAGCAGGCATCAGCCGCGTTGAATACCCGGCTTGCAGCAGCAGAAACAGCCACAGCAGAGGCCAGAGCCGCAGCCATTGCCTCAGCAGAGGCATCAGTCAGCGCCGCCAGGCTTGCGGCAGCTGATGCAACTGGCGTGGCCACAGCTGCCAATGGCCGCTACATCGCATCTCAGGAAGCATCTGTGATTGCTACACGCGCCGCTTCAGCCTCTCTTGGCTTACTTCGTGGGGCGATGGGTCTGATAGGTGGCCCTGCTGGTGTTGCGATGATTGCCGGTGCGGCAATTTTTTACTTCTGGCAACAATCGCAACAGGCAAAAGAAGAAGCAATGGCGTTTGCCGATGGGGTGGACAAGTTAGCATCTTCTCTCAAATCCATGAGCAACACCTCCTTGCGAGGGACCATAGCAGATGCAAACACTGCCATTCGTGGGCAAAAAGATGTTGTCTCAGATCTTAAGGATGAAATCGAAGAGCTGACTATAAAGCGAGATCAAGCAGAAGCTGCCGGTCGCGTATATGGCACTACGATCGAGCAGGGTAATGGTCTGCTACAGCGCGCCGCTCAGCTTACTGACCAGATAAATCAGAAGCAACGCGATCTGGAAACTGCAGAAAGTAAGCTGATTAACACCACCAGGCTGCGTGATGATGCTCAGGTTACTCTCAGCAATAATATGCTCACTGCTATGGGCATTCATGACCGTCTGATTGAAAAAGGCACGGTGCTGGAGCGAGTGCAGGGGGCTGTTGCAAAGTCATTCGGCACAACTGCGGATGAAATAAACAGGGCAAACCAGGCCGGTAAAAATTTCAATCCGAAGTCACTTGAGGTAGCACCGCCCACTGCTAAAGCGGATGAGGCGATACTGAGCCTCAAGCAACAAAATTCTTTATTGAAAATCCAGGATGAAAGGCTGCGCGCTGTTACCAAGGCCGGGATGGAGCAGGCTAAAGTAACAAGTAACCCCAATCAAATTGCAGCAGCAAAAAGGCTAGCGGGTGAAAACTTTGATCTCCAACAAGCCGAAGATGCGAGAAAGAAAGCAGCTTCAGACGCCGAGTCTCAAGCTAAACGTTCAGCATCAGCGGCTGAATCAGTGGCTGAAAAACTTGCCAAACTTAAGGAGCAATCAGAGTTGGCAGGTGAATCAACGCGGCAACTGAGTAGGGATCAGGCGATTTTAGTTGCTCAACAATCTCTCGGCACAACTGCATCAGCAGCTGATATTAAGCTGGCCGGCGAGTATGCAGCGACGAAGTGGGATACCGCTAACGCTATCAAGGCACAGGCGGCAGCTGAGAAGCTTTTGCCAGAGGCGCGCGAGAACGCAAGCTTTAAGCAGGACGTTCAGGATCTGAACACTGCTTTATCTGCTAAGAAAATTAGCCAGGAGCAGTATAACCAGACCATTGAGCGTCTGGAGGAACAGCATCAGGCCAACCTCGCGAAAATACGGTCCGATCAGGTGGTCAGTCCTCAGCAAGAAGCTGCTGGCGGCGTTGACCCTGTGCAGCAGCTGGCGAATGAGAATGCGCGTAAGCTCGCGCTCATTCAGCAGTATGAGCAGCAGGGAATCATCACCCATCAGAATGCGCTGGCTCTTCGCGCGTCAGCCGACAAGGAGTATGAGCAGGCCCGCATCGCTGCGCAATGGGAAATCTGGCGTAACCAGAGCGCCGGCAATGAGGCACTGGCAGCCTCATTCGACGCCCTGGCGGGTAACGCATCCAACGCACTCACGGGAATTATCACTGGCAGCATGTCAGCAGAGGATGCAATGCGCTCAATCGGCAACACGGTGTTGAACTCACTCATCAATACGTTTGTGCAGATGGGCGTTGAGTGGGTGAAATCGGCGATCATGGGACAAGCGGCGCAGACGGCAGCGATCGGTACCGTTACGGCGGTGCAGACGGCAGCTGTCGCCACTCAAACCGCAACCAGCACCGCGGCGGCGGCTACAACGGCGGCAGCATGGACTCCGGCGGCTATTCTTTCTTCTATCGCCTCTATGGGTACAGCTGCGGCTATTGGTATCGGCGCAGTTGCTGGCATCATTGGCATGAGCCTGCTCGGTAAAAGGAAGAATGGTGGCCCGGTAACTGCTGGCGGAATGTATCAGGTAGGCGAGGGCGGTATGCCTGAAATCTACCAGGCCAGCACAGGTAAGCAGTACATGATACCGGGTGATAATGGCAAGGTGATCAGCAACAAGGATATGACTGCTGGCGGAGGTGGAGGGGTGACGATAAACATCCAGAACTACACCAGTTCAACCGTCGACGCGCAGGCAGGAACGGATGCCAACGGTGGAGTGACGGTGGATGTGATCGTTGCTGATATCAACAATGGCGGGCCGATAAGCCAGTCAATTTCACGTAATCACCAGGCACCACGCCGGGCGACCGGCTAAGGAAATAATATGGCTATTCCGTACCCGGACTGGTTGCCTCTTGCCCAAAAATCGAAGTCTCCAGTCACTGACACTGGCTTCCGGACTGATTTACCGGAAGTCGGTGCTCCGATATTTCAGAAGCTGACAGACGATCTCAAGACGGCTTTCTCGCTCACCTGGATTTTGACACAGGATCAGCACCGTGCTTTCTATCAATGGTTGCGTAGCCCTGCGTATCTGGATAACGGGAATCAGTGGTTTGAAATGCTTGTGGGGACCGGGACCGGAGACACAGGGCTGGAAAAGCAGGAGCTTCACTTCCGGTCATTCCCGACATGGTCTCAGACCGGATCAGTATTCACCTGGACTGGTGATGTAATTTGCAGGGAGATTGTAAGTGCTGATGATGACTTTGCCGACATTATCGTCGAACTACCTCCGCCGTGGGGATCATGGCTGGATATTGTGGTGACGGGGTATCCGGATAACCGTGACCCGGAATCGTTGCCGAGGGTTAACTGATGCCAACTTATCGAGAGTTCAAGGCGCAGCGGCCTAACCGTATCATGTACGAGACGGTAGCTTTCTATCATCCTTCATTTGGATATGTGCGCCTGGTTAACAATCAGGTTTTCCCAAAGTCACTCGGCGGTGCGGTTTACGATCCCTGTCGATTTGAGCTGACAGAGAGCCAGCAAAGCAGCACGCCAGTGATCGACAGCACGCTCAAGTTCAGCCAACTCGCCAGCGACTTTAAGCAGAAGTTGAAACTCTGGTCTGGCACCTCCCGCATCCAGCCGATCACCTGCACTATCAGGCGATTCGATGCGGCAGATACCGCTACACCTGTTGATTCATGGGTGCTCTACGTTGCTGACTGCAATATGGATGGAACTGACGTTAACGTCAGCCTCTCAATGACCAACCCACTCAACCGCAACATAGGCCGGATATATGACCCGGCTGAATGGCCAGGCCTCGTTAACGGATAACCCATGGATAAAAGTGAATTCATTAAACGGATCGAGCGAGTTCCGTGGGCTGACCGCGCCTGTAGCTTTTCGGCCTGCGACTGCTGGGGCCTGGTAGTGCTCTATTACCGCCATGTTCTTGGTATAGAGCTGCACAATCTCCCCGGTTACGAAGCGGGGAGTGATTTCATCACCTGTTATCTGGATGAGGTCGTCTACTGGCAGCCGAGCGCACTGCCGGTAGAGGATGGCTTGTTCGTGGCCTACGTCGGCGAAAGGGCAGAACACGTCGGCATTATCGTCGACGGCGCCGGCTTACACAGCCGAGGAGACGGTGGCGGGGTGATGCATACGCGACTGCGCGTTATCGAAAAGTTATTTACCAGGGTGGAGTATCTGTCGCATGCCGATTATCGAAATACAGCACATGCCGGGGCGGCCCAAAGAGAGGGTTAACCTCACCGCCGGCAGCAGCTTTTATCAGTGGCTTGTCACGCGGGATTTTTTCGCGGATGTCATCATCGTGGTGAATGGCCGGGAGCTTGATGACAGCGATGAGCTGGACTTTCCTGTTACTGAACTGCACACCATCCAGATCTTCTCCCAGCCCAAAGGGGCAATCGGCAAGGTACTTAATCCCGTATTCAAACTCATATCGAAGGTCCTATCCTTCCTTGCCCCTAAGCAGAGCTTCAGTGCCTCCGATTACAACTCGAAGGAGTCGCCGAACAACAAACTAACCGGCCAGACAAACGTCGCGCGAACCTATCAGGCTAGACCAGACATTTACGGTCAGGTGAGGGCGTACCCGGATCTGATTCAGCCATCAATGTTTGAGTTCATCAATAACATAAAGTACGTCACCGAGTGGATGAACTTTGGAATTGGGAGATACGATATTGAAAACGTCCGCTATTCAGAATCGTCCATTGGCTCTCTTGCCGGTGCGTCCTACCAGATTTATCAGCCTGGCGAGGTTATTCCCCAATCGGTTCTCGGATTCGAGTTTGACGATGTCGACGGTCAGGAGATATCCGGTCCAAATGAAAGCAATGACGTCCCTGTTTATTCAGCGTCTGCTACAACAGTAATTTCCGGTACATTTTCTGGCGGCCAAGCCTCCGTTAAAATCGTCAGGCAGGCGGCGTTTGATTACTTTGCCGGACTCGCGTTGCCGCACTCGGTGACTTTCGTTGTCAACGTGACTTATGCCACTGCGAGCGGAAACGTTACAAAGGACATAACAGTCTCGGCCGACCTGATTTCCGTCACTCAGACAGATGACGGATCAGTGATCAATGCAGTCAAGTATTACACATTCTTTTTCAGTAATTTAACCGGCACTGATGTCAGCAACACGCCAGCAAGTGCCACTGTTAACACTACAAAATTTATTCTCAACGACAACCAGGCGCTTGCTGCCGGTCCTTTCTTTTCACCTCTCGCCGGCGATCAGTTGTGGATTCATTTCATGGCTCAACTTGGAGACAGTGAAGGCGCAGATTACCGGGTTACGATCTGGAGAGTGAATGACGATAACAGTCAGGTACCAGGTACGACACAAGTCCTGACAGGTAATCTTTTCAATAGCCGCGGCAGGTCAGATGTCATCTACAAGACACTTAAGGTTGCACCATCAGGAGGTTTTGGGCGGTATTCGGTAACTATCGTCAAAACCAACAACTCCAGCGACAGTAACAGTCTGCAGATAGCCGAAATTCACTCTGTAAGGATTTTGCAAAATCAGGTGCATGCTGAGGATACGCTCGTCCGGGTTACGGTTCAGGCCACAGAGCAGGCTACAGGCGTTCGTGACAGGAAGTACAACGCGCTGGTGAAGCGCCATACCATCAGTTACGAACTTGCGACGCGTACGATTAATTACACGCTGCGTCCATCCCGCAATTTCGCTGATGCAGTAGCACACACATGGCTCGTGATCGGTGGGCAGCCTGAGGCAACCATTGATCTTTACGAGCTCTATCGTATCGCAGCGAGCATAAAGCCGTCAGAACTTGGATACTTCGATTACACCTTTGATGATGAGGATGTTTCTCTTGGCGCGCGCGTTGAGATGATCTGCAACGCTGCCCGGGTCATAGCATTCTGGGATAACGGCGTTCTGACATTCAGTCGTGACGAGAAGCGCACCACGCCGGCTGCTCTCTTCAACCGATCCAACAAAAAGGGCGAGGAGTTCCGTCTGACCTACGACATGCGCATGCCTGGTCAGTATGACGGCGTCGAAGTGGAGTATGTCAGCCCGCTAACGAATAAAAAAACATACATTCGTTACCGTCATACAGCTGAGGGAATTGTTGAAGCTGCCGCTCAGACGCCACTCAAGGTAACACTTAACGGATGCAGGAATGAGATTCAGGCGCGTGACAGAGCTCTTCTGGAGGTGAGGAAGTTGCTCTTTTCCCGCCTGCGGATGTCGGGAAAGGTACTCGCCGACGGGGACTATGTTTACCCTGGCGACATGATCATCTTTACCGATACGTACGATATCAACCAGCAGGACGGTTACATTGTCGCCCGCGCCGGTAATAACTTCGATACCAGTGAGCGGATCACCTTTAAAGGTGACATGTGGGTTGTTGTAACAGACTCTTTGGGTAATACCACCGCACGCTATCAGGCCTATCCTCGCGCAGATACTGACTTCGGGTTTTCTGCTGCGATACCAGCCATCCAACTCAATATCTTCGACGGTTACAACGTTCAGTCGCCATCACGATATGTGATAGCAACTCAGGCAGAACTCGACTCAACTCAATGGATGATAGCCGAGAAAAAACCAAACTCAGACGGAACTACCTCCCTGAAGCTGACTGAATACAGCGATCTGATTTACCCGTAATTCTTTCCTCCTAACATCCAACCATCCAACCTGGCCATCGCGCCGGGTTTTTTTATGGAAAAAATATGGCTACCACACCGACAAACTTGCCAGTTCCGAGTGAGACACCGCGTGACCTGAAATTTAACGCTGGGAAGATCGACGAGTTCGTTACTTCCCTTGTTCACCAGTATATCGACCGTTTCGATAATGCTCACTACACCATTGAGGGGCTTCGCTGGCTGGCTCAGCAGGCAATCGCGCAGTATGGATGGATTCCGGTTGGCACCTTCCAGGACGGGAATACGCTGACACTGCCAAACCAGATTATTAAGGACGAAACAGATGGTGAGTACTATCGCTGGGATGGAATATTACCTAAAACTGTAGCAGCAGGTTCAACTCCATCAACATCTGGTGGGATTGGCGTGGATGCATGGATCAGTGTTGGCGATTCATCTCTGCGTTATGCACTATCGCAGAAGGATGGCCTCAAGCTCATTGGTGGGTGCGATAGCATATCTATGCTTCGTAGCGTATCGGGCACCTATGCAGGGCAGCAGATTTTTCTCAAGTCATGGCATGCTGGGGTAAATATTGGTGGAGGGATTTTCCAGTGGAGTAGCACCTCTACACATCCCGATGATAGCGGTTGCATTATTCAGCCGACAGGCGTCACTACAGGGCGCTGGATTAGACAGGGCGTGGTGGATAAAACGCCTGAAATGTTCGGAGCTATTGGTGATGGCGTAACTGATGATACTACGGCATTGCAAATGATGGCTGATAGCGCGAACAACAGCGTCACACTGGCTGAAAACTTTTTCGGCACCTTTCAGATGCGCAATAAATATGGAGTGAGTGAGAAGATATCATTTGGCCGACCAATTAAAGTCGATGCATATGGCGCAAGATTTGTGATGCTTGAGCCAGTGACATGTTTTAGCTTTTCAATGCATAACGGCCTATGGGAAGGCGGATTCTTTGACTACATGGGTCTGGATAATATTGCAGTTACTGAGCAATGTGTTGCTATGGAGCTTGCTCCAGAGATTAACCCGATTCAGGTTATGAACTCGGCCATTCGAGGAATTCGTGTATGGGGCGCGCATACAGGCATCAGCTTTGCCAATGACAGTACAGCAGTATGGATGCTGGAGCTTGCAAACCACGAACTTATGCTGCGTGCGGGAAGTTCTTCAAAAAAAGCATGCGGCATTTATTTCGACAGCAACGGCGGAGAGGGTGGCAACACTACGTTAAACATCAAGAAGGTTGCAGTTGGTGGAAAAGGAAGCGTTGGTGGAGCAGGTCTGAAAGGTTACTTCATAAAGGGAGTAAACGAAGTCAGCATGTATGACATTTCTTACGATGGTTATGAGTTTGCTCCCGGTGTACCGAGAAATGTTGGTGAAGGCGACATTGTAGATGTGCAGTGTTTCCGCTGCGATATTGAAGGCCTCCATCTTGAGCAGATCGTGAATGACGTCGAAGCATTTAGTAATGGACCAATCAATATCAATGCCAACAGCGCGAGAGTAACAGGAGTTGAGAACCTGCTTTGTTCAAGCGAAAAGGGCGGGGCGTGGATATCACCGACAGGCAATGGTGTATTTATTCTCGGTACGTGGCATGGGTTGCCAATGACAGGCAAGAACGTTGGGAAAATTGTCGATATGTCGTTTTGGAATGTCAGTCATGACCCTGCTGCCGTGATTAACTTTACCGGAAACGTATTGCCATCAGATCTTATTGGCGCAAACACGCGACATAAGGTTAACTTTGCATGTACACCATCGGTTTTCAATATTGATTCCGATGTCCAGGTTGTGTCAGCTGGAAACATACTTAATCTTGGTTTCGACAGGCAGGCAGCAGTAGTCAGCGTGATTGGTGAGAGGGTTGGTAGTTCTGATTTATCGTTCTTCGCTGTTTTGCATTGCTTGCGCAACAGCGTAGGAGGGTGGACTTTTAATATGGCACCGCCAGCTAAAAGCCCTAATTTCTCCGCCGCAGTTATAAACTTTGGTTTCACTGGTAACAACTTGGCATTCCTGATTAGCGGAGACACAAACACATATCGGATTCAATGTCGCATTGAATCCGATCGCGCCCCACTTACTTCATATTTCTGATGAAAGAAAGCACTGCTTTTTATTCCGCAGTGCTTTTATCACTTCCCGCAATTATTCCTTGAAAAATCTACAACGGCAACATCATCCTTTTCGAACAGGTAGAAGTCCTGCCCCTTATACTTAATATCATAGCTGCAGTAATTAGCTTGAGATGAAGCCACTATTTCTGGAGTCGGATATAACTGAGGAATTCCACTTATCGCAAGACTGGCGTTTGCCCAGTACCAGTTATTGAAGTAGTCCTGTACAGATATATTCAGAATAGGATAGTTTTGAGCTGGATTTAAAACAGCGAAAGATCTTGGGGATGATCCATTGAATACTATATACTTTGTTCTGAAATCACTATCTCTCAGTGCATCCTTTATTTCAAATGCGATCTGCTTATTCATATAGTCCTGACCCTTCAGCGCATTGCCATACGCATACACAAGGCCAAAGTTGTAAAAAATAGGGAAAATGAAAGCCGCTGTCATAAGGCTAAATCTCTCTGATGAATAATAGACGAGCGAAGCAAAAAGGATGAGGTATCCACCTATACCAACATACCCCTGAACGGAAGTAATAAGAGAACCAGAAAGAACCAGTTGTACCGCCATAGACAGAGGGATGGATACGATAACAGAGATGGCGGCAAAAATTGATAAGCCTATTCTTATCGGCATTTTGTAGCTTCTCGTGCCTTTCAAGGCTATCATCAGCGTGCATACAACCGAAATAGAAAGAGATATTATGATTAGTTTTTCAGTTCCTGATCTAAAGAAGTTTTCGCATATAAAGTGGTAATAATCACCTGCGGTTACAGGTAAAGTATGGAACAAGTCTGCGGATATCTCAGGATGATTGCTAGTATGCACGGTGAAAAATAAAGGCAGAATCCCCTTCATATATATGAACAAGCCAACAAGAAGCGAAGCTATTCTCAGTGCAATAACTATGAAAATTGATTTAATATTTTCATTGGCGCGTAGGTTCCTGAACATTTCGACTATGCATAATACAGCGAACAAATTAACCATTGTCTGGTAGGTGCCTAGCACAAAAATAACCATCAATACGGTGTATGCAAAATCTACAATCTTACTCCTCGCTGAGATAAGGAATGGAGCAAACGAAAATGCTATTGCGCAGGAAAAGGTAAGAACATCGAATCGATATGAAATAATCGAAATCATCGCTGGATTAGCAAAGAAAACTAATGGCACTAACCATCCTAGTTTTCCATGAAAGTATTTGCTGCGATACGAAGCCATGACAAAAGAAAGAATGGCAACAGAAAGTATAATGGGCAGCGGTGCAAGATCTGATAGCCGAGAGCTGAAGTTAATGGCCTGCATTATGTAATCAGCAAAAGGCCTGCCGTCAACCCCCCACATTGTATAACCACCTGATGCCCTGCCTATATCATCAACATAATACTGGTCAGCAAGGATTATTGGAAAAACAAACGCTGCCAGTACTGATAAATATATTTTTAAAGTACGCTGGAACATTTCTTATTTACTTCCCTTTATGATGTATTTTGGTCTTTGTTTGGTTTCAATGTAAATGCGGCCTATATACTCACCAAGAACGCCAATTCCTATCAGTTGAATGCCGCCCAAAAACAGTACCGAAACCAGCAGAGATGGATAGCCTCGCACCGGATTGCCAAAAGCCAGAGTATCAATAATCATCCATGCGCCATACAGGAATGATAAGCCGGCCACAACCAGACCAATATAAGTCCACATTCGCAACGGGAACGTCGAGAAGCTGGTAATACCCTCAAGAGCTAAGTTCCATAGCTTCCAGCCATTAAACTTTGAGTCGCCTGCAACTCGTTCAGCGCGCGCGTATTCGACAACATCCACTTTCCCGCCAACCCAGCTCAGCACGCCCTTCATGAAAAGGTTTCGCTCTGGCATCTGCTTAATATTTTCTACCACCTCACGTGACATAAGGCGGAAATCGCCAACGTTCTCTTCAATCTTTGGGCTGCTGATCCTATTGTGCAGTTGATAAAACCACTCTGCTGTTTTCCGTTTCAGACGCCCGTCTGTAGATCGATCTGCTCGCTTTGCCAGCACCATATCGGCCCCGGACTGCCACTTCGTAATGAGGTGAGGGATTACCTCGATTGGGTCCTGTAAATCAACATCGATAGGGATGATGGCATCGCCTGTGGCATGCTCAAGGCCAGCAAATAAAGCCGGCTCTTTGCCGAAATTGCGCGTGAAAGATAACGGCACGACAAGCGAATCGGATAGCGCCAGGGCGTTAATAATGGCTTCAGTAGCATCTTTACTGCCGTCATTGATGAATACAATTTCAACCTGATGCTGCTTTAACTCTTCGAATTCCCGGACTTTTTTATAGAAGATTGGAATTGCTTCCTCTTCGTTGAATACCGGAACGACCAGAGAGATTTTCATTTCGCATCCCTAAAAACAATGAACTTGGAATAAATAAAACCACACACCAGGCTGATAGCAGAAAAGGCAACGAGTGTAATAATCGGCGCCATACCGCACTTATCAGCCATCCATCCAATAGCGGCACTCAGCCCACCCATGAAGCCTACATAAAGCATATAGCGCAAAGTGGTAGTAGAAGAATTGAACGTGAATCGTGCATTAGCGAAGAAGCTGAAACTCACAGCGACGATGAATCCAGAAAAGTTGGCTAGCGCCTGGCTCGTATGAAAAACGTAAATGCACATGGCAAAAATAACCCAATGGATGAGCGTGTTGATTAAGCCAACAGAAGTGTATTTAGCAAAAAGTTTTAACATTTTCTTATCATCAGTTTTATGAGGGGCATAGTCTACCATCGGGCGTGGCATCGATCGAGAATGTAGTGGGGCAAATCCTATAAAGATAAGCCTATGTGTTGCAAAGAGAATGTTTAGGAATAGAAAAATCTTCATCAACATTCTGATCATCAATAGGCTTCGCCTTCTTGATATATTCTCTGATGACAAATACTGTATATAAAAACAGTATTGCGGGAGGGTGCACTATGCCAAGAAGAGACGATATCGAGACAGCATTCAGGCAGGCCATAGTGATGGAGCCGAGCGGTCGACGCACGATCACTACAGAAAACTTCGTTAAGGTTTTACTCACCTTTAACTGGGACTTGTCGCCAAGGCAGGCCAACCAGTGGATTGAGGGACATGTCAGCACGTTCAAAGATATCTCTCAGCAAGAGGGCGAACTCCGCACGTTCATGATGTACAACCCGAACGGAGGCCTGTGATGGGATTCCCTTCGCCAGCTGCTGACTACATGGATGAAAAGATATCGCTCGACCATGAGCTGATCCGCGTACCTTCCGCGACATACTTCCTGCGCGCGGCGACTGAGTCCCGACGCGAAGCGATAAAGAAAGGGGCTTTGCTGATACTGGACACTTCGGCAACGCCAGTAGACGGGTCGATCGTGATGTGTCACCTGGATGAGCAGATGCGCATGCTGCGGTTGCGGCTTCATCCGCGCCCGAGACTGGAAGAACTCGACAGGCCGGAAATCACCTACCCGATGACGAGTGATGACTTCGAAGGACGTCTGGTTTTCAAAGGGGTGATCACCTACATCATCAATGACGCGCGCACCGGCGAGTTCGATGATAATCCAGTGATGTGATGGAGAAGGCAGGCCGATGCCTTAGGCATTGGTTTGCTTTCTCTGTGTCGCGTTTGTGTCATACCTCTAAGGCGCGAAAGTATGTGAGATGTAACTGGATGACACGCAGTGACACAAACCGGTTGCGAGCGCGGTTTTATTTTCGTGATAACAGTAAGTTAAATCATGCCCTACGTTCTTCTAAGCCGTAGGTCACAGGTTCGAACCCTGTAGGGCGTACCATCTTCCCGCCGCTCCCGGCACCGCGTACTGTTTTCCCCCACTGCTTTTTCTGCACATTGCACAGCCGCAAAAAAAATTTTTACCCACTCTTGAAAAACGTTCCGATGGCATTATTTTTATTAGCGGACAAGCAAGGCTTGCCTTTAACTTGAGCTTTTGAATTGATTATTCAGGAGGTTAACTTATGGCACTCAGAACCTTGTCAGCACTCCCTGGCTTTTCAGATTCGCTTTTTGCCGATCGTTTTAATCGTATTGATTCGCTTTT